AATAGAAAATCTGAACAAACAGTTCAGATACAAAATCACCAATTACAAGATGCTAACGGTATGGCTGGCACTTAATTATCTGTTCATTGCAATCCAAATGAGTCCAACAACAAACGTACTCACAACTAATACTAAACCTATAATCGCAATTATTTCTAATATTTTCTGTCTACGTTCTTGTTGGTCATAGAGTGCTTGTTGCCGTTTCTTCCTAATATCCCCTTCAGTTCTTAATAACTCTTCCCAAGCAGATGGGCCTCTGGTAAATGAAATAATTGATTTTAGTTCATTTCTCATATCTTCTGCTTTTTTCTTTGCCATAAAGATTTGCATAGCTTCTTCTTCTACAGAACCAGCCTGAAATAACTTTTTGAATAGGGGGGGTTTTCTATTGTATTCTTCGGCTTTCTTAATATCCGAAACTGCACCCATCCAGCGAGACAAATCTCCAGCCATGGATTCTATTTCTCGGCCGGCGGCAAATCCAGCTTTTATGGTATTGAAAGCACCAGTTGCCATGGCAACTGCTGAAATAGGGTCTATCATTTATTTGCACCTCTCACTCTCTCAAGAGTATTTATACAAATAAAAAAAGGGAGAGCATTTCTACTCTCCCTTTCACCTTACCTAACCGTGGGTATGGACGGACTTATTAAGTAGTCACCCTTATTCCTTAGCGAGTTTTTGGAAGTATGACATAGTGTCATCATCATCCTCTTCTACACTAGGAATGTTTGGTTGAGGTTCAGTTTTGAACTGTGGTGTTTCCACAACGTCCTCATCAATCATAGAGGCAGCAGATGCAGTAACAGTTCCAGAGAGAACATCATCTAACCTTTTCTTCAATTCATCATATGATTTGAAGTTGGTTGGTGCATGAAAATCTTGTAATGAATACTGAGTTTTCCATATACCGTCAAGTTTCTCGTCACTGTCTGCAAGTGCAGTTACACTATCAAATTCAGACTTATCATAGTTCCAGAAACCATCAACCTTGCGAATCTTCAACTTGAAGTTCGCACCTTCCCAGAAATCGAAAGGGTTAATAGGTGTTTCGTCTTCAAACTCTGGTTGCATTGAAGCCATAATCTTATCAAAGATTTTCTTACCATAACGAAATAGAAACACTTTTCCTTCATTCTCTGGGTGTTTTGGGTCAGATACTACAAAGATATTTGAGTAGTATTCCAACTTTCTCTTTTGCTTTCTAGCAATCTCTTTATCAGATTCAAGTCCAGTATTCCACAATTGAGAATTGTGTTCTGAAACTGGGTCTTGTTTACCGATAGTGGTAAGTGAGTTCTCAATGAACCATTTACCAGTAGAACCTTGGAAAGCGTGTTTGAACATTTTAATCCAAGGAAGTTCTTCACCATCTGGTGCAGGCAAGAAACGAATGACTGCTTGTCCAGTACCAGACTTATCTAGTTCTGGTTTCCACAACCTTTCATCCACATAGGATTTCTTTTCTTGGGGAGCACTTTCTGATTGAACTTGTGCAAGAAGTTTGTCCAACGTATTGGACTTGCGTAGAGTACTAACTGACATATTATTCTCCTTATGTTAATATATGTAATTGTATGTTATCGTATGTTAATTTCACTTTATTCATAATATAACCTTATTTATACACTAAAACAAACCCAAAGTCAAGTCTTTTTTCGCAATTCTTTCCAAGAATGTTCAAAAAGTTCTTCTCCAAATTTATCAATCTGATTTGCAATCTGTTGAGTTTCCCATTGAGTATCTTTTGCACAACGCAAATTACATACTCTTGCGAAAGCCATCAGTGTACCAGACCAATACCATTCAGTGTATAAATTCTGTGGTAAAACCATTCTTGCCATCTCTGGTGCAACTTGTTCTCGTAACAAGTTATTATATGTCTGTGTTACAAACTGTATTGCACCATCAATATTATATTCAATGGTTTCATCACTAGAACCTTGTTTCTTATTGTCGGCTTTAAGTCTCCATTTTTTAGGTATATAGAATTCTGGTTCGTCATCTACATACCTTCTGGATACTTCATTCCACACCAAACCGACTTGGTGTTTAACAAGTTGTCTTGCAACAAAGATTGGAGCTTTAATATGAAACTGCATAGATGCGTGTCCAAATGGACTCCAATGATTGTGTTTTGCAAGATACTTGATTAGTTTTTCATCTGCAAGTGAAAGTAATCCTTCTATTTGACCACCTTCTGGAATCGATTCCCATTCAGATTCCTTTGCAAATGATACACGAGCAGCATTAACCACACTTAGGTCAGAACCCATCTTGTCAACTAGTTTGACTTGCATTTTCTCTCCTAACATGGTCTTCACCTTCTGCTCTTGCTTCTGCATATGTATTTCTAGTAATAAATGCAGCTAACTTTCCATCACTAAACAATTCTGCATGGAACACTGGTGGGTTCGCATTAAGTGTAAATGCAGGCCCCTTATCCGATTGTGGGATAAGGTACTTTGCTTGATAGACTTTATAGGTCTTACCCACGATTAAATCTCCGTGGGGGTTTCCTAAAGTTAGTCTTAGATGCAAGTTCCTTGCACCTTAAAGATAACTCATCATCTCGTTTTACGAGTTCAGCGTTATCAAACTCCAGAACTTTAATTCGTTTCTGAAGTTCTTCTACCTTGGCATGATAGAAATCTCTTTCTTTCATTACACCCAAGACTTTAGATGATTGGTCATCCATTTACAAATACTCCTTAATAGTTGACATTGTTATAATCTTACACGATTGTTTATCAAAAGTCAAGACAGAACTGTAATTTTTTATAAGTTTTTTTTGTTCTTTCCAGACGTATTGTTCTTCAATCTCTTCATCCCAATACTTACAGTAATCTAGTAATGTTTCTAATATGCACATTGTTTCTAGACTTACTTTTTTAGCAAGGAATTGTTTTAACAACAAAGGGTGTTGTTTATCTTTGACATGAAATAATTCATCAAATACTGTTATATTTTTGAATAATTCATTTAGGTCATTCTTATAGTTGTACTTTAAACTTTCAATTCTTTTACGATAATCTGAATAGTTCTGTTCACTAAAATTACCAACCCATGACTTAGGGTCTTTAATAAAGTTAGAGATAAAGAACTTAGTTACATTCTCTTCACTAATATATTTTCGTGCTACCTTTGCAAAGAATGGTCTATCCTTCCTTTTAAGGTATGAATCAACTGTAACCTTAGCTTTACCATTATACTTTGTGTAATCATAGTCACTATTAAAGTGTAGTTTTAGTGCATGATATATTTTATAGGCGTCAAATGCTTCCATGTTATATTGGTAGTGTTGCAACCTTTGGAAGATAGTTAAGGTTTCTTGCATCTACCTCAACCTTCTCTTTCAAAGATTTAGTTATTAAAGGTTTAATCATCTCTGGTTCTAACTGATACTTATCACAGTAATCCAGTAATGCATCCATATATGATATTCCAGACTCTTGCACAGTTTTCTCAATTGATATAGAAAACTTTTTGGGTGTCATTAACTTTTCTTGTACTTCTTCCATTATTTCCTCACTGTGGTTTATTAATTGCAAAAGATATACTATACCTTTTTTCTTTCTTTGTCAAGGGTGTTACCATATGCATCATCCACACTGGAAAAAGTATCAGTAATGATTCTCTAGGAATAACAGATACGTCATCACCATAAAATTCTCTACTACTGTAATTAGTTTTAACTAATGATTTGATAGTGTACGCTGGGTCAAATAATATTAATACACCGTCACCCTTTGCCCAACCATTGATAATAGTTTTTTCCTCATCAAAATCATCTAAGTTATCAATTTTTTCTAAACCTTTTGGATAGTAAACTCCACTCCACAATGTTTTACCGCTTCCATGCATATGTGGTTTACTATATCCACCAGCATTATCAATAATATTACCCCAAAGATTCGATACAGTAACAAATGGAGCACTTATATCTGATATTCCACTATGTCTTAAAATTGGTATAGAAGCTTGTAAAATTTGTTCTTTTAGTGTTACAAAACTATCCCACCTATCTTCCATTTGTGATAGAGATTGCCAAGATGCATTATTTTTTTTAAATGTTGCACTTTTACCATCAGAGTGTTCTTTTCTTTCTGTTTCTATATCCTTTATAAGTTGTTTATTTAAATCTTTGTTTGCATTACCAAAGTTAACATAACCTAAAGGACTAGGAAATATGGGTTTAAAATGAATTTGGGTCATTCGTGTTCTCCACCTTTATCCGTAGGGTCTAATTTAATTCTTTTACCATTAAAGAACATACTTCTTGCACGACTAGGTGTAGATGTAGGGAAATTGTTAAAGAAGTTTGGTTTACGTCTTGCAGT